GCACAATGTGATCGACGCTGTTTGCCTCCTCCACACCACACATCTGACAAACATAACCGTCACGTTGCAAAATGCGTAGTCTTATCTTGCGCCACTTGGTTGTACTGCCGTTACCCTGTAATGCACTGCTCATCAGTAGTAGTTCCTCTCTTGATGAAATGCCCAAGCCTTGCATGGCGTTTGATAACGGTTTGTTATGTACTTGATTGTGGCATCTATCTGTCTAAATGGGTCGAGGTCACGATAATGCTTAGACCTCATTTGTCCTAGACCATAGTGACTTCCGTTGCGAGCGCGATACGACCAACGACTCTCTTTGGTAATAATCTTATTGAAACATTGGAACTCTTTATAATCAAGAATTCTGCTATGTGCATAAAGCTTTAAGTGATCTATTGAATAGTTAGCTGCATTTGCTTCTAGTGTTGTCGTTATTGAAAGCAATGCCGCAATGGCATAGACCTTGCCCATTAGCCGATTGCGCCCTTGCGAGCTACCCGCCTCAGCGGCTCGCTTCAAGCGAAACCAGCGTACCAAGCTTGTCAAGGTTAACAGGTTATTGAGCGTGCTCTTGGGCGTTGCGCACAGCCTGTGCATAACCTCTGTGGATAACTTCATGACTTACCCGCCCAACCGTTACCCTTAAACACTATCGCTGGTGCACCATAAACCTGACTCATCATAAAGCCGCAGCAATAGGGCGTTGTGTGCTCTGCGTACTTTTCTGTTACTTCATAGCTGATGTTGCAAGCAACGCATCTGTACTCATACGTCGGCATCTGTGTTTCCTATCTGGGCAACACCCATAACCTCGCACTTGGTGCATTGAATAACCTCGACGCCTTGTGGCAGGTTGTCTGTGATCTTATGTACGAGCTGCCGTGTCACCTTTTTACAAATGCGGCACTCAAATTGCACTTGTTCCATAATTGGATTTCCTCAAATTCTCAATAGGTTGCAGGTTAATTTGTGTGACCCACCAAGTCGGTTGTTTGCTGTGTCGGTATCGTGGCTTCTGTGCCATTGTGACTGGTATCCAGCCTGCTATGTAGTAATTGGGTGCTGTGCCTGTTACTAGCACGGCAATGTCATTTGGTCTGTCGTACTCATAGACGATCAGTTGCCCCAGCTCATACTTTGTCCAGCGCACCTCGATAGCTGCGCCAACATCAGCCTTGACCTTGCCTTTGTCCTCAAATGGGTCAAACGGCAAACCAAAGTATTTGGCTACTGCCCACTCACTACCAATTGACTCGGCTAATTCTGCCAAATAGGTCATAAATGATGTTTCGTTGTAATGACCTTTTGACTCTAGCAAGTCGCCTTTGTCGCTAGTAATCTTGACAGCTGCAACCATGCACACACACATTTCATTTGCTGTGAGTTTTATTTTCATTAGAACTCAACCAAAATTGAAGGAAATGGCGCAGCTACCTGACCATTGCCAAATTTAAGCCTGCCTTTGATAAAGGTGACTTTGTAACGTATGGCGTAATCATGAAACCATTGTGTGTCAGTACGAGCTGGTAAAAGCATAACAATTGACGCATGCTGTGACTCTTGGTGTGCTTTTTTGACCCACTCTTTAATGACCCGACCGTATGGAGGATTGCACCAAACACTCTCACCAGCCCATGACATTGCTAAACCGTCACGCAACGCTGGGTTGTCATGGTCTAAACCAAACCATTTGGCTGTCTTGTGATTTGATGAACTAGCTGCAACATCAAGTGTGAAATTGTGTATTTCGTCCAATTGATCAAATAGAGCTTGCGGTGTTGCCCAGTCGTCCGTTTGACTGACTGGCATGTACGCGCTCACCGACAACCACCGCAAAACCAAATAACCTTCTCGTGTTTGTCATAGCCTTTTTGGTAGCCAAATGAGTCAAGCTTTGTAATCTGTGAGCATTTGTCACATTGCTCTACTTTGTACTCAGCGACTACTTCACCATTGCAAAGCAGCTTGCACATCATTGTTTTGACGTCGATCATCTCCATGTAATCGCTCATAATGCTAACCAAATCATTAAAACAAACAAAACAATTTCAACAAACAAAACCCATTTCATTAAACGTGATTTTGTCATGGCAGACGCACCACCCACTGACCTGTGCTGCCTAACTGATACCAAACAGGCTCACACTGATTTGCTTTGGCTTTCTCGGTGCAGAAATACCCGCCCCAAGCTTTACCAGTTTTGGCTGACTCGCCTGTTTTCCATACGCGTGTGCCATGCTCGCAGCGTGGCTTTTCCTCAACCAGTTGACCGCCCAGTTGGTTTGCGATCTCGTCAATTGATGAACCCAGCGACGGTATGCCAGATTGCTCGGCTTCTGCTGCTGTGGCGTAACTAGGCACGTCACCGTGCTTTGTTGTCCAATAGTCATAATCAGCCTTGACATCAGCTGTGGCGACCTTTGTTGACAGCTTCTCGACCTGTTCCATTGTTTCGCGAGTTGCCTTTTCTGTCCCGCCCATGACCAACGCCATGACGCGCATCAAAGCTGAGGTCGTAGTGTCCTCAACAAACCAACGTTTCATGTTTGGGTTGTAAGCTGCAATAAAGCCGTATGCATAATCAATACCTGCTGGCTCGATCTCTGACTGATTGCGCCAAGCTTTAGCCTGTACGAGTATGTAGCCTTTCTCAGCATTGAACTCGACAATGTGTGCCTGCAAACGACCCTCTGGGTACGTTAAATTCCAGCGGTCTGTGCGCTCTTTGTTGCCCTCGTAGTTATCTAGAAACGCCATTAGTCAGCCACCTTGTTCGACATGTGACGGCTAATCGCCTTACGGCGTGCCATACCTTCGCGCTTGCCTTCCTTAAAGCCTTTGGCATAACCAGCTGCACCACCAAGCACCATAAGAAAGATTACGCCAACCAAACGACCCAAAGTCTCTGGGTCTAATAGATCAAGTACCATTTAGAATTCTCCCGATTTCTAGGCGGCAAGTGTTACCACCTGAACTCAGGGTGACGCATCATTGGCGCGCGGTCAAGAACCTTGCGTGTTTGTCGGCGTGTCCTGTGGCTTTTGTTTAGATTTGAGTCCATTGCCAGCCAGCACACCGCCTAGCGAACCTGTAAGAAAGATCGCAAGTGTTTTAAGCAAATCAATAAATGCAGCGTCATTGGGTGCTTGTGCCCCAATTGGCTGTGTGACAAAGATCAGTGCATAAGTAATGCCAACGGTAACAACCAAAAACACCGCAGCTAGTGTTGTCCCAATAATCAGGATTAGTTGCGCGTGTACTTCCTCGGGTGATTTGCGTCGTGCTGGCTTATCACGGGTCAATGCCAAGTAGGTCGTCAGTGCATGTTCCAGTTGGGAGGCATTGCGGTTTCTGACACTCCGCTTTTGACCAGTTGTCGAATTCTTGACACTCATAGCGCGTCCAGCCTTGATACCCGCAAGCGGACAGGATTAGTGCAAGTGCCCAAACCAACCCTGCCGCCGCAAGTTTCTGGCTACTTCCCCAAGTTGCCAAAACTTTTGTCATTTGGATTAAGCCAGCGCAAGATCACTGGTGCAACAGCTGCTGCCCCTGCCATTGCCAATGTCTTTGGGTCAGTCACGCCTGCCATGTATAAGGCAAGTGCAGCTGCCAGAAATGAGCGCGCCCATGAGGCTGCTACGGCTTTTGCTTGTTCCATTTTTTGCTCTCCTTTTTGACTGCGGCTGCTTTTGCAGCTGGTGCATCTACCTTTGGAAATTCGCCTTTGTATGGCACAAATTTAGGTATGCCAAAACCGACGATTTCCTTGCCTTCTCCATACGCTCTGACCTTGACCATAACCATGCCACCATTGCGTTGATCGCCTGTCCCAGACGTATTGCCTTCAATGGTCAAACATGTCTTTGTGTCAATAAGTCCCACAACAATGCCAATGTGTGAAATGCGGTCAACGCCGTCATGTGGAAAGTCCATGAAAGCCAAATAGCCAAGCTGAGGCATAGTTGACCAGCGTTGCATTTCCTTAAATTTATGTGCGCCAACAGCTGTGCCAACAACGCTGTGAATTTTGACGCCAGCTTGATTTGCGCACCAATTGACAAATGAACCGCACCACGGCAAACCGTCTGCCTTTGTAAATTTGCCGTATTTGGTGAGGTTGTTGCCTTCCTCAATTGTTCCAACCTCAGCTGCTGCAACCTCGATCAGTCGGGCATTTGTACCGTCAGGATAGGTCATTTGCCTAGTTTCATTCCTTCAGGAATAGGCTTTGAATAAGTCCATTTTGCAATGTATTCGCCCGCTTCATCTAAATCATCTGACAAACTAATTTCACCTCGAACACCAAAATTCGCGTTCGTTAATTCTGGATAAACCGCAATTATGTCGTCGAATAAACTCATGTTATGCCCCCACGTAAGTGATTTGGAATGACGTGCAATTTGTATAACCGCTATTTGTTGCCCAAATGTCAAGCGAACCGCCTGAAGATTGATAAGCACGGATTTCAACATAATCATTAGCAACCAACGCGTATGTCCCAGAAATTGACATGTTTATTGATCCTGTATTGCTGGAAACAACGCTTTGAATAACCTGCAAATCAGTGCTGCCGTTTTTTCTTATGTAAAGTTCTCGACCACCTGTGACGTTTGCCGCAAATTGCACATTTGCTGAAATTAAATACTTACCACCATACCCTGTTGGAATTGTCATTCTTGTGTTGTTACTTGCTGGGTCATGAAATCCATTTGAGTCAAGAATATCCGTTCCGTCAAATGAAAGTGATGTAATTGTTACATTGGAAATTGTTTGATTGGCTGTTTTTGTGGCATTTGCGCCAATAAACGTCGAACCGCTTGCAGGCGTTGCCCATGCAGGAACGCCACCACTTACGGTCAGTACCTGACCAGTTGAACCAATGCCCAAACGTGTGTTTGTGTTTGCAGTTGCTGACGAATAAGCAAGATCGCCAAGCGTCGTGCCTGGCTGCAATGCTTTTAGTCGTGTGTCAACGCCTTGTAAAGCAACGTCAAAGTCAGCTGGTAAGTCCGTTACCAAATCGCTCGACGTGGGGAGAACAAAACCATAGTTCGTGGTCGGGTTTGCCAATTGAGTTTCCTTTCGTTAAGCCACTATTGTGGCATTTGCCCAGTCTAAAGTCGGCGACACGCTTGACCACGTTTCGGTGATCGGTACGTCGTTCCAACGCATTGCCTGCAAGCTGTATGCCAGCGGTGACAACAGCAAGGTCACGCTAAGTTGGTTGTACGACGCTTGAAACGACCAGCCTTCAACAAAGCCTTGAAACGTGCCACTGCTCATGTTGAGCGGCAGGTTGTTAAGTGAGATTGCCTCACCCATAAATACGTTGATAAGGTTGTCGCGATCTGAGTTGTCTATTTCTGGGTTTGTTAAGTCAAATGTAATTTCGCTAAAAATAGGCTCAGGGTTGGCACGTAGCTCTAAGTAAAATGCAGCTTGTGCCGTGGCGTCTGTTGCGTCATGCAAGGTTGTTGTGATGATCTGGGCAAGGTTGCCGTATTGTGCAATAGATACTGGGTCGCTGGCTGACACCTCATTGTTTGAGTTCGCGCCATACTTAATGGTTACTGCGTTGCGTACGTCGCCAACGCGTGTCTCAATGCGCAAACCAGCTGCCCTTGCATGGTTGGCGTCAAGGTCAACGTATCCGTTAGCTGCTAGGTATTGAGTACGGTGTGTGCTGTCTGCGTAGCCAATTCGACCTTGTGCGTCCTCGTAAATGTAGCCAAGACCTGATGTAGCTAGTGCAGAAACCAAACTGTATCCGTCAATAGGCTCGCTTGATCTAGCTGCGAGATCATAATTTCCAGGGCGGTCAATTTCACCTAGTCCGTTGTTTTCTGCTGTTGCCCACGTTGTGCCTGCTGGTGTGTATGTTGCCCAAGTAACGCCACCAGCAACTTGTGCCCATGTGTTATACAAAATTTGTTGTAGCACGTCATAAATCTGATCGCCGTCAAAGTCGCGCGGTAAATTGTCCTCAAAAATAAACTTAGGCAAACGAGCCAATGCGCCCAATGCTGTGATGCTGTACGTCTGTGTGAACATTGTGCTGCCCACGTCGCGCACCTCTAAGGCAATGTCAACAACATTGCCGCCAAAGATCGGGACGTATGAGCTTGATGTGTCCTGAACCTGCACAGAAATGGTGCTGTTAATGTTGACTGGTATCGCCGTTTGATTGACGTCTAGCACCTGCAAATTGACATAACCAGCTTGTGCCTGCTCGTAAATGTTTGTGCGCCCTGATCGGATTGTCAGGTTAGCCAAAACAGCGTCTGTGTACGAAACGCCGTCAATTTCTACTAGCCAGACTGGTGACCATTGCGTCATGCTAAATCGCCACCAATGAGGTTGCGCCACCTGTTCCGCGATAGTAGCTGTTGTTTAAGGTCTCAACGATTGTGCGTGCTGTGCCTTCTTTGTCAAACGCCCCAGTCACGGTCAGGTTGATTGTTGTACCTGCGCGGTCTTTTTCCTCGCCCATACGGAAACGCCCAGCATCAAATGAACCAATGCCAGCAGTCGTCGCAGCGGCAGCGGTCGCAGCCACTTTTGCAGCTGTTGAAACACCGCCACCGCTTGACGTGGTCGTTGCGCCACCGCCTGACGGTGCTGAAATCTTAGGTATTGTCGTTGTCGTTGTTGGCACTGTTGGTGTCTTGATTGTAGGCACACTGACGGACGGTGTTGAAATCTTGCTGACGTTTGGCAAAAACGGTATTGCGTTATAAGCAGAAATTAAAGCATTGATACCTGCAACCGCACCTGAAATTAAGCCGTTAAGAATTTTGACCACGCCAGCAATGACGTCAATAACACCGCCTGCGATTTTGCCTGCTACTTGTAACGCACCGCCCAAAACCGTGCCTATCACTGGTGCAACATAGGTTGCGATCAACGCCCCAAATTGCTTGAAAGTGTCAAGGTTGTCACCGATTGCATCTCGGACATACCCAAACGCTTTAATCATGCCATTAATAATTGGCGTAAATACACTGGTGATGATGTTGCCAAGCGTTGTGATGACACCGCCAAGACCATTGCCGTTGAGGCTAAAAGCACCGCTAAATGCGTTGATGATTGGCAAAGCATTGTTATTGATAAAACCCATAAGCTTTTCAAGGATTGGCAATAGCGCAAAGCCAATTGTTTCTTTAGCCTCATCAAATGCAATTTGCATGCGAGCAATGCGCCCTGCATAAGTGTCAGCGTTACGAGCTGCCGCGCCGCCAAACAGGTCTGACAATTTCCCCTGCACCTGAGTGAAATTCATGGTCTTTAATTCGGCAGCTGATAAGCCAATGCCTAGTTTGCCCAGTGATGCTGTGTTGCCGTCATAAGCCTTGCCCAAAGCATTTGCAACGCTTTCCAGCGGTTTGCCTGTGGCTGCGCTGATGTCTAAAGCTGTGGCAAGTAGTTGCTGTGCC